CATCTAAAAATAAACCGGAAAAAATTCTAATAATTGCTAATAAACTGGATACCGCTTCAGAATTTGCAAATAAGGTTAGGGGTTTTTTAAACCAATGGCCTGACTGGATTAATGTAGGATTTTCTAAAGAAAAGGACTCACAAAAACATTTTAAATTAAAAAATGGTTGTGAGGTAAAAGCGGTAGCAACATCTGTAGATGCTTTAAGAGGTTATACACCAACAACGTTAATTTTTGATGAAGCGGCATATATTGAAGCGGGGGATGATTTTTGGGCTGCTTGTATGGCCTCATTATCAACAGGAGGTAAAGTTATTGTAATATCAACACCAAACGGATACGATAAAATATATTATGAAATATATGAACAATCTATTAAAGGGTTAAATAGTTTTCATATATCTGAACTTCATTGGCAAAATGACCCTAGATTTACAAAAGATTTATTTTGGGTAAAAACTAAAGATATAGTTCATTTTTTACTAAATAGAGAAGATTATGATGAAAAAGAATTTTTATATGAAAAAGATTTAAGTAAGTTTGATGCGTTAACAAAAAAAGGATACAAACCATGTTCTAATTGGTTTGAAAGTATGGTTAAAAAACTAAAGTATGATAGAAGAAAAGTTTCACAGGAATTAGAAAGTGCTTTTTTAGGTTCTGGTGATAATGTGATACCAGTTGATACTATCGAAAGAATAAAGGTTGAGGATATCACGGACCCAGAAGATATGTTTGTGGGTAACCAAATGTGGGTTTGGGAAAAACCTATTGAGGGTCATCGTTATATTTTAGGTTGTGATGTAAGTAGGGGAGATGCTGAAGATTTTACATCTATTGTAATAATAGATTTTGATGCAAGATGTCAGGTAGCGGAGTATTTAGGAAAAATACCACCAGATTTAGCTGCAGATATAATATATAAATGGGGTAATATGTATAAAGCTTATGTAGTGACTGATATAACAGGTGGTATGGGTGTAGCAACATCTAGAAAATTACAAGAATTAGGTTATAAAGATTTATATGTGGAGGGGATGAACACCGCAGATAAATGGAAATATAATCCTAACGCTGGAACAAAAGTTCCAGGTTTAGCTTTTAACAATAAAAGAACACAAATAGTAGCTGCTTTTGAGGAGGCCTTAAGACATAAATTTATAGTAAGGTCAAAAAGATTATTAAATGAATTATATACTTTTGTTTATATAAACGGTAAACCAAATCACATGAAAGGTAAACATGATGATTTAATTATGGCTATGGCTATGGCTTTATACGTTGGTGAAAATTCCTTTAGTCAACTCCATAAGGCAGATGCGTTGACAAAAGCGATGTTAGATAGTTGGGTGACTAGTAATGATTCGGGAGATAAAGAATCTAGTTATATGAAACCACAACAAAATCAACCTATATTCGGCATACCGGGAAATACCCAAACTGACACAAAACAATTATATAAAGACAATGCTTGGTTATTTGGTAAAGTCCGATAGTAAATGATTTACTATTTATAATATAATCATTATTATTAAACAGATATGGCAGAAAACTTAACAATATACCAAAGACTAGGTAAATTATTCGGACCGGCTGGGCCTACAGCACAAGAACCATCATACCAAAAATTTAAGGTTGGGTCACAAGAAATATTAAAAACAGATAATAAAGCTGACTTTGACCAACAAAAGTTACAAATGCAGCAATCCCTCTATCTTTCCAACCAATGGCAAAAGATAGATAATGAATTATATACCAAATCAATTTATTATGAACCAACTAGATTAGCGTCATATTATGACTATGAATCTATGGAGTTTACACCAGAAATTTCTGCAGCTTTAGATATATATGCCGAAGAATCAACAACTCCCTCCGAAAAAGGTTACATCTTAACAATTAATTCAGAATCAACAAGAATTAAAGCAATACTAGGTGATTTATTTAATAATGTTTTAGATATAGATACAAATTTAATTATGTGGATTCGTAACGCGTGTAAGTACGGTGATAATTTTGTTTATTTAAAAATAGACCCAGAAAAAGGAATTATAGGTTGTAATCAATTACCAAATATTGAGATGGAAAGAACCGAAGGTCATAGTTATTTAAATCAAATGTCTAATGACGATGGTAAGGCACACCAAGTAGAATTTAAGTGGAGAGAAAAAGATTTGACTTTTAATTCTTGGGAAATAGCACACTTTAGATTACTAGGTGACGATAGAAGATTACCCTATGGTACTTCTATGTTAGAAAAAGCTAGAAGAATTTGGAAACAATTACTTTTAGCAGAAGACGCTATGTTAGTTTATAGAACTTCTAGAGCTCCGGAAAGAAGAGTATTTAAAGTATTTGTGGGGAATATGGATGATAAAGATGTGGAAGCTTATATAAATCGAGTCGCCAATAAATTTAAAAGAGACCCAGTTGTAGACCCTAATAACGGTAATGTTGATTTAAGAATGAACCAGATGGCTGTTGACCAAGATTACTTTATACCAGTTAGAGACCCAGGTGCGGCTAGTCCAATAGATACTCTACCTGGTGCTACTAATCTTAGTGAGATAGCAGATATAGAGTACATACAGAAAAAATTGCTAGCTTCTTTAAGGATACCAAAAGCATTTTTAGGTTTTGAAGAGGTAGTTGGTGAAGGTAAAAATTTAGCTTTATTAGATATTAGATTTGCTAGAACAATAAATAGAATACAAAAAGCTATTATACAAGAATTAAATAAAATAGCAATCATACATTTGTATGTCTTAGGTTTTGAGGATGAGTTGGAAAACTTCTCTTTAGGTTTAACAAACCCATCAACACAATCCGATTTATTAAAATTAGAACAATGGCAAACTAAAATTACTTTATATAAAGATGCTGTAGGTGACCCAGGAAGTGGAATAGCACCAGTATCAGCTACATGGGCAAAGAAATTTATTTTAGGTATGAGTGACGAAGAAATTAAATTGGATTTACAACAACAACGTTTTGAGAAAGCGGTATCTAAAGAACTAGAAACCACACCAGAAATAATTAAGAAAACAGGTTTATTTAACACCGTAGATAAATTATATGGTGAACCACCAAAACCAGAGGGTGGTGATGTAGATGCTGGTGATGAACCAGGATTAGATATGGGTAGTGAAGAAACAGCTGATTTTGATATGGGTGGGCCAGAAACAGAAGCACCAGGAGCAGGTGAAGAAGTTACTGAACCAGTACCAGCGGCAGAATCATTTAATCAAGAAAAAGGATTACCACTTTTAATGGAAAAAAATCAACTATCACTTAGTGGTTTAGAGGATGTAGTTAAGAAGACTAATGAGAGTATTGGTACAATCAATGAGAATATAGAAGAGTTATTAGAAGATTAACTATATTTATTATAAAACTAGATTTATGAAAAATTTCTCTTATTATAAAAATAATATAGATTCTATATTAGAAAATTCGTTTAAAGATACTAAAAAATTTAAAAAAAATTTATCGGTGATAATGGGTGCTATGAAGTTCTCTAAAACACTTAGAGAATTTTTTACGTTATATAATGATATAGAAAGTAAAAGATTTAAAGATACAGAAAAAAGTATAACTTATCTAAATGAAGCTATGGACTACTTAAAAAGTAAGAAAAAAAATTTAGAAAAAGTAAAACCTATACTGGACAAAATAATAAAAGATAGAAAAGAGCTTTGTGAAGATAGGTCAAATGTAATTTATAAAAATATAGATAATATTGTTTTTAATAATAAAATATCTACAATAGAACTAGTTGCTGAATCTAAACAAAGATTAACTACTCATTTAATAAGTGAAAAGAAAAAAAACACTAACAAAATAAGTAATCCAAAAATTCTATCCCACGTATTAAGTAAAAATTATAGTGAAGTATATGGTGAAAAATTAACCGAAAACCAACAAGAGATATTAAAAAATACACTATTAATGACAGAAGATACATTAAAAAAAGAGTTTGATAATGTAAAAGAAATATCTTTAAATAAAA